GCATCGTCCATAAGCTTCGCTTAAGGGTTTTAACTGCATCGACATATTGATAGCAGTATTTATGTAATAATTTATAGTATCTTTACTGTGTTGTCTAGCTTCTTTTCTAAGTTTAAGACACTCTACTATTCTCTCTCTAGTTTCCTTAGCTATGTCGGTCACCTTGTTCTTATCAGCACACCTTGCTGTAGAGATAAGATCTTTTATTAAAATAGTAAAATTAGCCTCACTTTTATTGAGTTTTTTAACGTTTTTGTAGAGATCATTTATAAGTCTAGTCTCTAGTTTTTTATATGCTTCTTCCATTCTTTGCTCCTATAATTTGACCGCTATATATTCAAACACAGCAGGTCGGTTTTTTGTTTTATCATCGTTTGGAATTTTAACTTCCCCTCTGTCAATCATTTTTTGATAGAGGTCGATGATGTTATTACTTTTAATGGTGCACGCTTCATGCATCACATTCCAAGTTCCATATATATTCATTACATGGTCTCTTAGTTTTCTTTTATTATAAGCATCTAGCTTACAACAATCTGGCGCCAAAGATCCTTTGTAATAAACAACAGAGTCTCCGCTTCGTGCTTTCTTTAACCATAGATCAAACTGTTCTGTGGTCATCATGTTTTTTGGTTCATGCTTCATGGGACACCTTGTTTTTATTTTTTGTTTTCTTATATTCTTCTTCAATCTTTTCTTTGAAGAAAGAAATTATATCTGAATATAAATCACATTTCATAACCCAATTCATCTTTTTAATGCTATTAGGTAGAGTGATTTTATCTAATTCACCAATTTCATTATCCCAAAGTACTTCTATTGGAAGCTTTGTAAAAACATAACTTGGTTTTTGTTTTGCGTTATAAGGTTTTAGTTTTAATGGTGGATTGAAAGAACTTAATATTTCTTTTATAATCATTAAACTTTTTTGACCAAGATGAGGAGTATTTACAATATCTTGTTCTGTTAATTGAAGTAATTCTCCTAAGGTTGTAACTGATTTATATAACCGCAAACAGTGATGTATTCTTGGAGAGTAATCAAATATATCAGAAAGCTTGAAATGGTTAAACTTTTCACAGTGATCCACTATATTCTTAACTTTTTGATTAGTTATTTTTTCATCTATGTTTTTCATTTTTTCTATCCTTATTTAGTTATAGCCTATATATAGTAATCGTAATGTATCTTGTCAAGAATGTATTTGCATTATTTTCAAAAAAGAGTATTACGCAAAAATGGATAATAAATTATTAGTGCATAAACACCTAATTGTCCGTGCTGAAGTCTATCGGCCACCGATGGACGAGGAGGTACTTAGGCGTTGGTTAGAAGAATTCATCTCAGAAATTGGAATGAAAGTAATGATGGGGCCTTATGTTAAATATTCTAACATGGTCGGTAATCGTGGTATTACTGGTGCTGCTATTATAGAAACCTCTCATATTGTAATGCACGTATGGGATGAAGTGCATCCAGCATTAATGCAGTTTGATGTATATAGTTGTGGAGAGTTTGATCCAGAAAGTATTTGTAAAAAAATAGAAAAAGATTTCACTGTTCATAAAATAGAATATAAATTCTTAGATCGAGAACATGATTTAAAAGAGATACATACTTTAACCTATAGTGATCCTATTGTTAAAAATTATCAAAACAAAGAAATAGAAAAGAAAAACAATGCTTTGCTTAGAAGTAGAAAAGAAGTTGAGATCAACGGCAGCGGAACTCATGGATATAGAATTAAAGAAGGTTCGCATAAAGGAACAGTATTAGGTCATATCCAACGAGAAAAATCAGTACTTGAAAATTAATTAATATCTATTATATCTTCGCTAGGTTGTACCATTGTGGGTAGACCTAATTTAACTTGCTTAACTAAAAGGAGTTATTATGACAAACCTAGAAGTTTTCAATAATATAAGCAAACAATTATTCAACGGGTCAACAAAAGTATTTGACGATATTTTTGATGGTGTGTTTGATAGTTGGTCAAAAGTAAAAACCTTTCCGTTTTACAATGTGGTAAGATACGGCAAAGGAAAGTATGGTTTAGAGTTAGCTTTAGCTGGCTATGATAAGAAAAATGTTCTTGTTGAATTCAAGAATGGAGTTCTTACAGTAGAAGGCGAAGTGGATGAAAAACAAAAAGACTATATTCATCAAGGTCTAGCTTTAAGAAAATTTTCAAGACAGTTTCAATTAAGAAATGATGTGATCGTAGATGAAGCTGAAATGAAAAACGGAGTTCTGACGATTAAGCTTGGAGTTAACGAGCCAGAAGAACTAGAAGCTGTTAAGATTGATATTAAATAATGAGCATTCCTTTACAATTATTTTTAATTTTTGTAATTAGTTTGATCATTCTTTTATATTTTATTTATAATAACAGATGATACCTTACAACGATCACGAGTTTGATTGGTTAAGTCAACAAAATCAATAACTTATTTTTTTCTTTTTGTTGTCATAGTCTTATGATAACTAGCCCATGGTTTAACTAACAATGGAGACAACCATGGGCAAAAAGAAAGAAACAATCCAAGACATCATGGACAGAATTCAAGAAGATATTGAAACATTAAGAGACAAAGTGGAAGAACTAGAAAATCACGATTGCGATAGCGACGATGACTTTGACTCTGATGAAGACATTGATGATGAGGATTAGATAAGTAAAAACAGGGGAAGTTTAATCTTCCCCTGTTTAAACTAACTGAAAGTAGAAAACATAAAACTACTTTCCAAACAAAAGGGAGATCTTTAATATAATTCTGATTTAATAATTGTCAATAGATCTTAGTCTTTTTAACTCTTTTAGCTTTACCATTACCTTTACAAACAAGCCCACCTTTTTTAAATGAGCCTTCGGTTGCGCTTAAATCTTTAGATGCATATTGCATTAAATCTGAAGCTTTTTGTGGTGTAATTTTCTTTTCAACAACAGCATCCATCAATGCTCCAAGCATATCATCTGCTGTTTTATTGTTGTATTGCTTATCTCTTTCCTTCTTTTCCTTAGCTTTTTGATAGGCTCCTGCCATATAAGTTATTCCTTCAGTTTTTTCATTTTAAGAATGCATCCTCTAGGATATACCCCATTATCAGCAAAAGCAATCTCTTTTGTCTCATGGTCAATGTCGTAGGTACTGAAGAGCCTAACTTCCTTATCATTCATGCTATAAAGCCACGCAGTGGTCACAGGACGTGCCATCTCAAACTTTTCCAGCTCTTTGGGTGTTAGCCACCCGCTTTCGCCTGTAATGTCAAGCCATTCGATTTGGTACTTATGGTATGTTTTTCCTTGGTGCGTGAAGCACGCTGAGGTTTGCTTTTTTCTCTTTTTAGGCATGATTTGACCTGTACCATGGAACATGGAGCAGGGCAAGTTGGGGGGTGGGACAGGAAACATGCTACATGGCGCATGGAACATGGGTTTTTGAATTTCCCCCTATAGAGAGTTTTTTGAAAATTATTTTTTTATTTTCAAAATTTCAAAAACAGCTGAGGACACTGAGGACAAAATGATTTTTTTGAAAAAAAGTATTTTATATCAATAGGATATTTAAGTTTTTTTGTCCCAGCTTGTCCACACCCCTAAAATAAGTCATTGTTTTTAAACACTTTCAACTGGGGACAGTAAACAAGTGTTTACTAATTGTTAAATAAGTGTTGATTTTATTGACTTTCCATGACATTATCGATCTGGGAATGAAAATTAAGTTTAATGATTGCAATAAGAGCAAAAAAATGTATATAGGGGGAAATTATGTACGCTAGCGCCTTATCATTAATCAGAAAATTAGACCTAACTCCAAAGCAAGAAAAGTTTGTTCAGCTTTATGTCACAGCTGATGCACAGGGCATGTCGCCTGCTGAATGTGCTATTGAGGCGGGTTATTCTAAAAAGACGGCTGCTGTTATTGCAGCTAATCTTGTTAATCCTGCTAGATATCCTAAGGTTGTTGAGAAAATATCCTTGCTTCGTGAGCAATATAACCAGAAATATCAGATAACTTATGGTAATCATTTAAGAAAACTAGGACAGATCAGAGATGCTTGTATTGAAAACAAAGCATGGACTGGTGCTGTTAACGCAGAGATTGCAAGAGGAAAAGCCGCAGGACTTTATGTTGAAAGAAAAGAAATTCTGCATGGGTCTTTAGATAAGATGTCTGAAAAAGAATTAGAGAATGAATTAAAAAGGCTCATGGAAGAATTCTCTACAGTTGTTGAGGGATCTGCCGAAGAAATAGAAGATCCCATTGCAATCAAGGCTTAATTTATTCTTCTTGTTCTTCTGCCTCTAGTATTTGCCAATCGCCTGAGTATTCCTTCCAATCAATACCATCTACATCTTCAGCTTTAGCTATTGCTTGTTTTTTATTTTTAGCTTCAACAAATACTTCAACAAGGGTCACTGATCTTGCTGTCACTCTAAACTTCTTCATGCTTGCTCCTTTATTCTATGGCTGGTTTTTCTTTTGTTTCTTCATATAAAAACTTTATTATTTCTTTACTGATAGTTATTCTTGGATCAAAAGACGCAGGGTCTTTAGAGCAATTAACTAATAGTAAAAGAAGTAATAAATATTTCATTTTTTCTTCTTGTTTCTTCTATTACCAAAACAATCCCATTTTCTATGGTACTCTTTTAATAATTTTTTAATATTTCTTGAGTATTTGCTAATCATTTTCATCCTCCTCATCTGCTTTTATAAGCATATGAAAACTATCTGCATGCTCCCCAACTATCTCATAATCAATTAGGTTTTTATCTAATATCTCTAATAGTTCTTCTTTAGTCATGTTCCTCCTTTGTTTATATTACAGGTATGGTTGGAAGTTTCTCATCATTTGTAAATAATGCACCTCCATCATTACCCTCATCGTCCATTGATGGTGTTAACCATGTCCCATCTTCCAATCTTATTTGGATAGGTCTTTTGTACCAACCATGGTTTTCAGCAACTCTTTTAGTCATGTACTGAATTTTAGTTATTTTTTTACCAACTAATAATTTACTTATTCTTTTTATCCACTCTAGTTCTAGTTTATTTTCATCAACTTCGCTAAATTTGGTATAGCCCTCTAACTTATCTTGTAGTCTTTCTTCTATATGACTATAAAGTTCTTCTTGTTTTTTTGTTAAGTTTTTATTCATTGTTTGTCCTTTGTTAGTTTTTATTCATCATAGCCAATACAACATAGCATAAAGTTATAATTGCTATTATTTCAAAA